CATACCATCCGTTATTCCATCTCAGGTCATTGAACCATACCCAGTCGGGACCTAAATGCTTTTCAATCTTCTCTAAATGCTCGTTGCCTAAAACATCGTCAATATCCAGGTAAACAATATACTCTCCGCTGGCTTCTTCGATACCTTTATTCCGGGGACCACCTGAGAAGAGTTTACCTCTGGGGACCCAAAGACTTCTTACATTCTCCAAATCCTTTGTTAGCTCTAATGTCTTTTCGCACCCGTCAGCCACAACAATAATCTCATAGTCTTTAAACGTCTGGTGTTGTGCCGAGGCAACGGCCCTTAACAGCTTTTGCTCCCTGTTATGAGCCGCCCCCGGATAATGCGACAACAATGATGCTATGACAATAGAAAATTTCACCTTCCGAATTGGTTTGTTTCCTGTGCTTCGTATTTAGCCATATCAGCGTCTTTCTCACCTGTTATCAGTTCGATATACTCTGCCGTTTTAGCTTTTACCTTTTCGACAATCAGCTCATAACTCAAATCATATAACCAGGGATTCTGATTCTCTACCTCTAAATCCTGAAAGATACTTTCAAGGTTCTCCCAGAGGGTCCTGTTGTACTTCGTGGTGTTCCCCTGCGAAATGATAAACCTTATATTAGCCTCGGAATAACCTCTAAAGGGATTTATCTGATTCTTAATTCGCATCTCCTTCAAAGCCTCCGGACGGTCCGAATAAAGAATCTCGTTAATGTCATCTTCGATAGCTGCAATAGTAGAAGTGGAAGCCCCGGCATCTTTGGCGGCCTTCAGTTCAATCATTAAATCAGAAAGAGTCTTGAATTTGAAGTCATTCGGGAACTTGTGCTGTAACATAAGCCCCTGAGCTAAGTCAGTGAAAGTAGCAATGTCCTTAACCACAAACTCCCATACAGCTGAGTAAGTACGTGCAAAAGGATATAAAGTGTCGTTCAGATTATCCGTTTCCAGAATCTTCTCCGTGGCTGTAGTTGATACCTCGCTCCTTGTGTAGAGGTCAGCATTGAACATCTTTGCCTGTATCTTCTTCTCCAGTTTCTCCAAATAATCAGAGTCAAACTGCAAGAGGTCAATATCCGGTGAATGATCGTAAGCTAACTTATCAAGAGGGACCATCTCGTCAGGGTTTCTTGGAAGAGCCATCTTAACAACATCCTGAGTGCCCTTATGGAAGGGCTGAACACCTGTCCCATGACATACATCGCATTCCTTACCATCAGGAAGATAACCTTTGTTACATCCTAAGTTCTTACAAGGGGTAACATAACGGAACCTCTGAGGGAAGGCAACCATCGCACAAGAAAGGTCTAATTCAGAGTCTATTTTCAAAGTTTTCTCTAACAGTCCTATCACACAATGAAAAGCACAAACGAAAGTCCTTCCTTTAGTTTCTTCGTCCCTTATATAACCGAACCTCACAGCAGGAACCTTTTCGTTTTTAGGCTGGAAGTATTCAATAGTAAAGAACTTGTTATTTAACTTCTCGCCCGTTGCCGATTGAGTAAAGACAATAGTGTCCATGCCTAAATACATCGTGTACTTTTCACCTTCCTTTTCCATGTCTCCATCCATGTACTTAATAGGAAGCCTTACGACTAAGTATTCAAGAATCTCGTTTTCATAGTGGAACATTATAGCCTCCTCGGAAGAAGCTACAAAAGGATAAGGCTTTGCCTTTTCTGTTTTGGGATCAAAAGCATCGAACTCCGTAACAAGGAAAGCATTCGGGTCAATGTAATTGTAATCAATGAAAGCGTACTCTAAAAACTCCTCCAATGACTTGTCCCCCCAGTAAGACTTAATATACTCTTCCAGTTCCAGCTTCTTACTCTCACTATCTCCTTCGTAATCGATCATCCTTACTACCGGCTGTTTCCTTGCAGCCTTCTGGAAAGGGAGCTTTGTAGAGTTAAGCGTTGAGGGAATTATTGAACGGTAAATCTTCTTTATCTGCTCAAACTCCTCATCCGTTACCCTTGTTTCTATCCTTCGTAAAAGGGTTTCTATCCCGTCCCCTGTCTTGAGTTTATAATACTTCTCAGCCAGGTCAACAACCCTGCGATAATCCTGGTGCTTCAGTTCATCAGTGATTATCTTTCTCAATAAAACTTCACCCTCTTCTTTTTTCATTTTAAAAACTAATTAACCATTATAAAATACTTTAAATAACTCAACCATTAAATAGTCGGCACTATCAGAGAGATGCCCATATTTCTGATATTTATCTCCCGTTTCTTTATCGGTAACTATATGCTTATCCTTCGTACCGTCAACAGCCTGCTTGACATATAAGTAATCATTGATTAAATATTTGCATCCCTCGTCAATGCTTATCTTAATGGGTAACTTCTCTTCAAAGATTTTATTCACGAAGTCCCTTCTTAAAACCAGTGAAGGATTAGCGAATAAAGTTCTGTCTGAGGACGAAACTAAATATCTTGCTAACTTGAATCTTACTATCTCGTAATGATGCTTAAAGTCTTTGTTCATAGTGCTCCGATTGTGTCCTGAAGCATCACCGTAATAAAACAACCCTGCTTTATGGTTGGGATAACGGCTCATAAACTCCTCACAGACCTCTTCCGTTGAGTTACGTGGGTTCTGTAGTGTGATCTCGTCAATACACATCAGATGCCATCTCTCGTTCTGGTTAGTAACCTGCCAGATGGTTGCTGAGTTATAAGGAACCGAGTTCTGGTCGAAAGAAATATGAATCGGGAGTGAAGGGTCGTACCTTACATATTCAACGTGCTTTAACCTGTCGAATGATGAGTAAAATTCCCCGCCAGTCTGAGTAAATGGGTTTCCATAAATTAAAGCCCTCGCCCTTTCTTCTGTGTTTCTTTCCTTTATTAAGTCAATATAATTGGAAGGAAGGTTATGCAGATTATGATACGTGGATGAAATAGTGACGAACTTGTCATCAAACTCCTTAAAGAAATAAGTCTTATCTGAATATATCTTTGCGGAAATCTCATCAATATACTGTTCCAGTTTGAACATCTCGTTTATCCAGTCCGTCTTTGCCGGAGATGTAAGGAAGTAAACCGGGTTAAAGTCCTGACCTTCGTTTGACAGTTCACCGTCTTTAACATAAATACCCCTTTGCCTTAACCTGGAAAGGATGACTTCTTTTATATCCGTTTCGTCTGAGTCTTTCGTTTCATCAAGTATAGCCCATGCAAATTCTTTTCCGTAGTGTGCTTCTGCATGGTCTAAAGAGCCTGTAAAGATTATTGCTCCGTTGATAAAAGATATTATCCCATAATAATCGTCAAAGTTATGTCCCTCGGTATTAAAGTGTGAAGGCGGTTTCTTGTTAACTACATACTGACCATAAGGTGAAGATGACTTCTCATATTCCACTACACCGATTGACTTCCAATATTCCCTTATCCTGAAAAGAGTTGACTGTGTTAACTGTAAATAAGTATTCGCACCGATAAAGCCCCGTACCTTTGGAAACTTCCTTACAAAGCGGTAAGATATTATCCCTCCGACAAAAGTCTTTCCCGAACCTACCCCTGCAAGGAATAAGTTAAGCGACTTCGTGGACTTCAATATCGCCCTTTGTGGTGCTGATACTTTCTGAATCATTTAAAACCTTTTACTCCAAGTTAATATCAGGTAAGTCGGGGAATTTGATGTTTGCATCTACTTCCGTCCTTTCAATGTAACCCCTCTTCTTTCCCTTTGTCTTCAGGTAGAAGATTGTTGCTGTCGTATCTTTCTCCTGAATCTGTTTGTGGAGCATTGATTCTGCAAAGTCCAGAGCTACATCGGCAAGGTCATCAACAGCGTTCCGGTAGTCCTCATCTTCTTTGTACCATTCATAGTGAGTATTCCTTGCGATACCCACCTTCTTACAAGCAATAGTAACCACACCGAGAGAATCGGTTAAGGCTTCAATCATTGCCAGCTTTTTTATATTGTCCGTTTTTGTCATATCACCTCCCCATTCTTTTTAATTACAATCTCAGGATCGAGCTTTCTCATCCTGTCTATTATTACCTGACAATATTTTGGGTCTATCTCCATGCCGTAACACTTTCTGTTTAGTTGATGCGAGGCGACCATTGTAGTACCTGAACCAATGAATGGATCATAGACTGACTCCATTTCATAAGTATTGTTTCTTATTGGTCGTGCCATACACTCGACAGGCTTTTGAGTAGAATGCCCTGTTTCGCTTTTGTTTGGCTTGTCTATTTCCCATAAACTGTTTTCTTTTCTGCTCCCCTGCCAGTTATGTTTTTTACCTTTCCTTACTGCGTAAATACAAGGCTCATGTTTAAAATGATAATCGCCTCTACCAATTACTATGTTATTCTTTGCCCATATAATTTGTGCAACCATTACAAATCCAGCATCTTCTAAATTCTGAATCACTACTTTGGCATGGTGGTCACCATGCCAAACATAAGCGATATCGCCTGTAAATAACACATAAGCCTCTTGCCAGTTGCTTCTGTCATCATTATGCACTTGCCCCAATGCTCTTGCCATTTGCTCTGTCTGCTTTATTTCTCCAATCAGGATCGTAATTAACTCCGTAAGGTGGATCAGTAACCATTAACATAGGTTTTCCACCACCAAGTAACTTATTGACATCGTCTGCGCTTGTACTATCCCCACATAACAACCGATGCTGTCCTATCTCAAACAGGTCACCAAGAACAATATCTGTCTTGATCTCATCGGGTATCTCGTAATCGTCTTCTTCCACTTCTTTCTTAAAAGCGAAGTCAGGTATATCCATCCCCCATTCAATCAACTCTGACTCGTCCCAGTTATTTGCAAGGCTATCCCAGTCCCACTCTCCGAAAGGCAGATTATCCTCAATGATAAATCTGCGTTTCTCGTCCTCTGTCAGTGTTTCTGCTCGCCTTACCCATTCGTCCGGTACATCTTTATAGCCTAACTCCAATAATGCCTTAAATCGCATATTACCGCCTAATATCATGCCTTCATTGTCGATTATGATAGGACGAAGCGTCATCATCTTTGGAAACTCTTTAATAGACTTACAAAGCTTCTTAAACCTCTCGTCTTTTATTATACGAGGGTTATCTGGGTTAATATGAATGTCTTTTAGTCTCATTTCTTTCTTATTCTTATTTAGACTAATTCTAAATAGTGAATTAAAAAAACTAAGCTATATCAATATCATAGAAAGGGTCTTCCACCTCTCCGATAATGTCATCAATCTCCTCGTCAAACTGACCGTGATAATCAAGTATGACTTTCAGGATGGCATCGAATGTAATCTCACCATCGGCTGCGTCCCATGCTTTCTGAAGCATATCTTCCGCACTCTCGTAATTCCTGTAACCCATCATGGTATTTTAAATTAAACACTTTAACATTGCTTCTTTCAGAATGTCTTCATACCTGTAATGCTTTAGTCCTAATTCGTAGTTTCTTTCCACGAAAGGAAGCATATCATAATATTTCTGGGGGGTAAGCGAGTTGCAGACCTCGATTATCTCATCTACAGAGTCCACAATAATCATGCCCCTTACATCGAAGTAATCTTGTATAACAGTACATCCCCAGTAAACAGGAACCGTTTTAGTGATTAAGCAATCAATTAGCTTTTCGGAGAAATAATACTCGTTTTTGAACCCTTCTAAGCAAAGATGAAACATACAGTCAAAGACTTTTACTTTCCATTTCTTATTTGGCCACGGAGGCATCTGGATTGTATCTTCAGTAAGTGCAAACTCATTCCAAGTTCCCCTGTAGATGTCGAAAGGTATCTTTATCTCTTTTCTCCTTCGGTAAAGCTCATGTCTTAAAGGATGACCCGGAGCAACGTTTCTATTTGTCATCACTATCGAAACTCCGAACTTCTTTTCTAAGTCAGGAGCCGGGTCAACAAAAGAGCCGTTACCTATTAACTTAACTGAGTTAGGCAGTTTTAATAGTTCCGGATACTGTGTTAAGAGGTAATCGTAAGCCTGTGGATTATCAAGAATAATCTTATTATAATCCCTCCATCCTTCTGTGGTAACAAAGAATCGTATCGTATCATCTGGAACTCTGTTTAGGTTTTGTGGGATAGTGTTGTCAATACAGCACTCAATATGTCGAATGTCTTCTGCAAGTAATTCATCCGGGATGTCTATGTTTGCTTCCATCCCTTCAGGAAATATGGATTTCATTTCTACCCTCATCGTTCCATTCCTGTTACATATTCACTCTGTCCATAACCAATATTAAAAACGTACTCATCCATCAGACAAGCCGTTCTGTAACCTAATTCGTGGTATCTCTCCCCGATAGCCTGTTCCCGGTGCCAGATAGTTCCTTGCCACGGAATCTCAGAGTAAGGGGCAACCCTTTTATAATCTGAAAGCCTTTTTAAAGCACAGGCCGTTGTGAATCCGTGCCATGCGAAGTCATTATAACCGTTTAATCCTTTTTGATAATTTTCAGAAGCTAATCTGTATTTTACTCCTTTATTCTCAAGAATCTCTGAATCCAAAGGATGTAGATTATAATCAGCAAACCAGACTTCTTCAATCTTCGGGTCCTCCATTACAGTAAGGGCCTTTTCGATAAATCCCGTCTTCCCATTACAGCACCAGTCATCTTCACAATGGAAGATCCACTCGGTTTTGATTTCCTGATAGCCTAAATCGACACTTTGGATCAGCCCGACATTCTCTTTATTAAAAACAAAAGTAGCTCCATCATAGGTCTTTTCTAACTCCTTCCATATTTCAGGATCGGCAGAGTCGTTCACTATTATAAAATCAGTAATCGGATAAGTATTCGCCTTTAAGAAAGCGACAATACTCTGCCTTAAAAGCTTTAACCTTCTACAGCTAAAAAATATCACCGTCAATTCTTGCATATTCTTTCTTTGCTTTAATTCTTTCTCCCGTCCTGACTTGTTCCATACCTCTTATAGTGCCATCACAAATAGGATTCAGGTCATTATAAACATACAATGTATGAGGTATGAACTTACAATGAGTATCTGCCATTTCAATCATAGGATACATGAAAGCCAGGTCCCAGGCAGTCTGATAATATCTTCCGTCCTCATCACGCAAATCTTCATCTTTAATCCTGTCCCAAAGCTGTTTCCTGAAGGTGCGTAAGTGAGAAGTAACCCAGAAAGGGCTTTTGCGATAAGTTGCCGGAGTAACTGAATGCTTAACAAGGTAGCCTTCCTTACAAGGTGCCATGATATTATCAAAGGGCTGACAGGTGTTTTTGTACTTATGCGACTCCGGCACGAATGAACCGTAAGTCATCCATACATTATCTGTGTAAACCGTGTCGAGATAAAAAAGAACATTCCTATCCGGCAGATAGTCATCACCGTCAATAGTTACAATAATATCTTCACCAATTAAGCTGATTCCTTTTACTATGTTTGATAATGCTCCTTCCCGCTTTTTATTACGTGTGGCGCAAATATTAAATCCTTTTATAACATCCCATGTCGTATCTGTCGAGCAGTCATCAATAACCAAAACCTCATAGTTCTTATAGCCCTGCATCAGAATTGAGTCAAGACATCTTCCGATATATTTTTCGGCATTATAAACAGGCACTATGATGCTAAACTTGTTCAATTAAGTCCTTTATTATTGAGTTTGGTAAATTCTTTTCTCCCCCGGATGTCTTATTAAAAAACTCAGGCCAGATAATATTACCCCCGTACCAATGACAACCGATAGACCTATCCGTGAATCTCGGTTTGTCTTTTAGCAGTTCAGCTACCTGGTGGGCATTATGAGCATAAACAGCTTCCATGCCTATCTCACAGCCGTTTTTGATATGTTCTAAAGTCTTAAAGTATTTGTTCCACATATCAGGCCCCCAGCACTGATAAGCGGATGGTTTATATTCTTTGTTTAATCTCTCTGAAAGAAAAGTAAAAAATTCACTCTCTGGAAGTGCCATGTTAAAGCCTGTAGAATGCCCGTAATCCGAAATACATACATAAACTTCCTTACCCTTGTTTTCTTCCTTATTGACATCTAAAGACTCTACCCCTTTAAAGTAAATAATGTCCATATCACTCCATAGTCCCCCATAGAGTTTAAGAGCATGAACCCTTATGTAATCGTTCTTATGAACTTCCGACATATTCTTTGTAGCTCCCAGAGACTTAAAGTCTACTTCATTCCTTATTACGTTCAGCTTTAGAACTTCAGGAAAATAATCTTTACATAGTGCCTCGTTAATCTTTGGCGGGTACATATCTGTGTACCAACTCCGGCCTTTAAACGGTTCCTTCGGATAATGGAATACCACAACCCAATCGGGATTATGTTTCATAAACGAAGTGATGGAAAGGAACCTCATGTAAAGAAGATTACCCCCACCCCAATAAAAATGGGCCAATTTCGGGACTGACAAGTGCCATTTCATAAGTTCTTAGTAATAAAGTGTTCAGCCCTGTATTTTCTACTCCTTATCATTGCATTGTACTTTGCCCCGTTCCTGGCATAAGACGTGGAATCAAACATAAACGCCTTGTTGTGATATTGATGCAGGACATAAGGATTATCAATAAATTCAATATTCAGACCAAGACACTTAACCTGATGGACAAGATAATTGTCCTCGTAAGCTATGTCATGGGCAAATCTCTCATCAAATCCATTTATCTTTTTTAAATTCTCAGTAGTTATGGCTGAACAAAAATGCAATGCTTCCGGCCTATAAATAGAATGGTTATACCATGCAGATTGCCCTGAAAATACGGCTGTCTCATTATTAAAATCTCTGAACGTAATATCCTGTTCTGATGAGAGTGAATAACATCCAAATGATAAATAGTTTTTATCAGTTAGTCGCTTTTTGACATTCCCAACTATATCGCCAACATGATAACATTCGGGGTTCTGAATGATTACCGCTTCTGGATTTAATGATATTGCATATTCAAACCCAATATTAAAATTTATCCCTGCGTTAATCCAGTATTTCTCAATAATGATAATCTCAGTTATACCAAATCCGTAATCTCCCCCCCTTAATCCTAATTTCTCGCAGTCATTAACTATTATAACCTCAATATCCTCATATCCTGCAAATGAAGCAAGAGTGTTCATTAATTGATTCTTTCTGTCGTGATAAGCCATACAGATTACAATCATAGCTGGTATATTAATTTAGATATGGCGAAGATTTAAATAGTTTATAAAGCCCGTGTGAATGCCATGCCCAGTAGAACCTGTCAATCTTTCTGTACCACAGCTTGCGTCTTATACGCTCAAATAACATTGCATTCCATACGTTCATCCCTTAAAACCTTTTACTTTAAACTGCGATTTAATAGCCATTATCTCTGCGGGCTGGTGCCATGTCTCCTCTTGCCCGTAAGCAAGCCCTATTGTGACATTCCCCGGCCTTAACAAGAATCCATTTACAATTCTTATCACTCCAGGGTCTGTCTTTAACACAACCTCCTGCCCAAAAAAATAATCTGTCTTAAAACTCTTTTTCACATCTTGCTCAAAAACTACCTGTCTCACTTCAGGCTTCAGTTGAGGGGAGAGGGATCGAACCTCCGACCTTTGGGATATGAGCCCAACGAGCTACCACTGCTACCACCCCTCAATAAATTTGGCAGGGTGTCGGATTTTTACAGCTAACACGAATGTTGCTAACCTTTATCAGAGGAACGACTTGCCCCCGACACTGGGCGCACTGCGGGGCGATAAACTCCCATGTGCTTTAGCATCCTGCCAAATATTTCTAAAACTACCTGTCCGTTTCCAAGTTTGGCATACTTTTTGAACAGGTATTATTATGAAAATATTTATTTACTCTTTATCTGATCCTATAACTAATGAGGTAAGATATATTGGGAAAACGGGTGATTTAAAAACCAGATATAAAGCACACTTGTCCGCATCAAGGAAAATACACACAAGAATAGGACATTGGATTAAATCACTTTTAAACCAAAACCTTCAACCTGCCTTGTCTGTAATTGAAGAATGTAACAAAATTGATTGGCAGAAACGTGAAAAATTTTGGATTGCATATTACCGCCAGAAAGGAATAAATTTAATTAATCACACAAAAGGCGGGAACGAACCACCACAAGTTAAAAGACCAATAAAAAAATACAGTAAATCAAAGAACAAATATAGAGTTAGAGTTTCATTTAATAACAAAGTATATTATCTCGGAACCTTTGATACAATTAAAAAGGCAACTTCTATTTATGATGCATTTCAAAAAAATCCTATTCGTTTTTTAAATAAAATAAAACCAAAATTCAATAGGTCTGGTGTAATTATGTTTAAAGATGGGATATTGATTAAATCATTCCCTTCTATTATTGAATGTGCATCTTATCTTAAAACATCGGGATCAAACATTTCCCGGTGTTGTAGACATAAGGCACACACACATAAAGGATACACCTTTCAATATCAACCTGCCGAGGGGTAACTTCCAAGTGTTACCCCCAACAGACAACGCCCTCTTGGAAGGGCTGACGAGTTAATTTGGCAGTGCCTACGCATATAGCGTTACACCTCTTAATCGGGCTTCTACCGAACCATTTCTTTCATCTGTCTGTATTCAGCAGGTAGTTTATATTTTCAAAGAACAATGCAATTTAACAAATCTTATTCTTATTTAGTCTAAATTAACATAAGAGTTATTAACAATTTCCAGCGATATATTGTGTAGTACATATATTAGCAGTTAGCGGTAATTATAGGTGCAGTATGCAACCTACATCCGTATAATGATAAGAATCTGCAATCAATTCAACTTTATCGAGTTCTCTATCTTTTGAGAATCCTAAGTCGTTTTCATTCAGAAATTTTCTAACTTTTTGATATGCTTCGTCTGAATTTTCAGCAATAACATAACTTGAACCATAAGCAACTCCTGTACTATTATAGGTCATTCCTTTACAGGTAACTCTATAAAGTTTCTTTCTATTTTCCATAAATAACTACCGCTAACACATAATATAAAATAGCTGGGTGTCAGTGGGTTTATTAACCAGCTTGCTACTTATTTAGTTTGTGGCGTGGGATAAGTCAGTAGCTCCTAATCCCAGCCATTTCATATTATCAACGTTATGGGCAATTGAAATCCGCCAACGCTCTTTTTAAAAAGCAAAAAGAAAATGGCGAAATCCAGGACAACGGACGGGCTATCGCCCATCCGTGACACTTGACAGATGGGCAACTCATTTTATTGGAAATAAAATTAATTGCTCATCTGTCGCCATTTCTTGCTTAATTTGCGACATAATTCTCAGATAATCCACAATAAGTCCCTCGTAATCAAGAAGCCATGTCTTTAATTTATTGGGCGTTATGCAATCATCTAACGCCTTAAAAGCATTATCTCTGTTATAATTTTCCGCCAGTACCCCCTCGGAAAATAACCTGCATGAAATTTGGTCAATAATCTTCTCTTGTCGTGTCATCTCCCAGAGGTGCTATTTAAACAACTTTCAAGTTCTCTGATCCGATCATGACAATCATCTAATTCTGAATATAAATTTGAAAGCATTTTTTCATTTGTTGCCGCCTCCGCAATAGCCGGATGACATAATAATTCAAAATTTGCCTCTTTCCATTTTGCTATCTCCTTTTCAAGTTCTTTTGTTTTTTCTTCGGTATATTTATACATCGCCTTTAGAATGATTAATTCCAAGTCCCCAGATATATGCTTCCACATCTTTGCTGGGATTTCGTGTCTTAAAAAATCTTGTGCTGTTTTCATTTTATCTATTTTATGTTAAACTTTTGCATTCGCAACGCCATTTTCATTTTACTTTTTAAAAGCCACCGCAAACAAACTGCCCATAACTACGTGTAAAAAACATTGAAACGATTTTTTACACCTGTCCGTTATAGCACATTAAAACGATGCTGTTAAATAGATTTTTATTCTTTCTATGAAATCAATATCATCTTTAAGTTTACCTAATAAAACATTACAATCATTACATAGCAATCCTCTTACTTTATTTGTTTTATGGCAATGGTCAACAATTAAATGTTTGGCTTTGTTACGTGGCTTATCCTTTCCACATAATTTACATTTACCATTTTGCTTATCAAATATTTCATAATATTCTTTTTCGGTTATACCATAACGCCTTAATAAAGTAGAGTTTCTTTTACCCTCATTATATTTCTCTTTATTAGCATGATATTTTTCAAGTGCAAGTTTGTTTCCGCATTCCTTACATCTTGACTGCCTTTCATCAGAATTTTTAAATCTTAAATTAAATTCAGATAATGGCTTTTCTATTTTACAACAACTACATTTTTTCATGTTACAAAGATACAAAATATTAATGGCTATAACAAATAAATAATAATAAATATTAAAACGATGCTATAACAGCAAGTATAAATAATAAAATTACTAACCGACTGCATATCCAGAAGTTTCCTGCTGTTCAAGTTCTTTTGGTTTAGAAATACCTACTTTTGCAAGTATCTTTTCGGCAGTATCTCTCGATTCCCAAAATTGTGGTTTTACGGTATAGTCATACAACATACCATCTTCCTTGTCTTGGCATTGCACATCCATTTGCATAATAATATCAATTATCTGCTTTCTTTTCCGTAGGTATTTCTTTGTTTCTGCTTTCATATCCGTAATTTTACTATTCATACTTGCGTTTAGGCACAATACTAAGAAGCATCATCGCCATAGTTTTTACCGCACATTTTACATTGGTCATCAAAAACAAAATCATCTGTTATTATTCCTAAGTATTTACAACCATTCCACCTTTTACCAAGTGTTTTGTAATACTTGCAAGGAATTAC